CCCAGAGTTCGGCGAGCCCCGGGAACCAAGGGTAGGGCCGTGCATCCCAGGCCCAGACATAGGCGTGGTCCATGTCGAGCATCGGCGCGCCGTACTCCTCCGAGACCGGGTTATTGGCCGGGTCGGTCCAGTATCCATGCATTGCCCGCAGGTACTGGCGCTGGATCAGCTCGTCTCGCAAGCCGTTGGAATAGTAAGGCAAGTCGCTCTCGGAGCTCTTGGGGTCGAGGAATTTGTTGGGCTGGTTGGTGCCCTTGTCCACCGCCGGGCAGCCCAGCTCGGTAAAGCGGATCGGTTTCGATCCCGGCACCCAGCCGGTCGGGTCGGGCTGCCGCACGCCGCCGATGCGCTCGTAATGGGCGTGGTCCCACCAGCCACGGATGTCCTTGTAGCGAAACACCCAAGGCTCGTGGTGCGCGCCATCGGTGATCGGCTCGCGGCGCTGCGCGTCGCGGGCCTGTTCTGAGGGATAGTACCAGTCGTAGCCCTCGCCGCCCGCCACGTTGGCCATCAGGTAGCCGGGGTCGTAGAGCGCCCCCCACGCAGCGTCGGCGTGGTCGCTGCCCTCGCGCCAGTCCGAGAGCGGCATGTAATTGTCGATGCCGATGAAGTCGATCTCGTCATCGGCCCATAGCGGATCGAGGTGAAAATACACGTCGCCCGAGCCGTCCTGCGGCTGGTAGCCGAAATATTCCGACCAGTCAGCGGCATAGCTGAGCTTGACGTCAGGCCCCAGCAGCGCCCGGCACTCCGCCGCCAGCGCCCTGAGCGCCGCCACCGCCGGAAAGCCGCTCGCGCCCCGGATCCATGTCAGGCTGCGCATCTCCGAGCCGATGCAAAATGCCTCCACGCCCCCGGCGGCGGCACAGAGCGCCGCGTGGTGCAGGATGAAGCGGCGATAGCTCCACTCCTCGGGGCCGCTATAGGTCACCTCGCCGTCGGCAACCATGAAATCCGAGGCCTGCGCCGTGCCGAAGAACGCCGCCACCTGCGCGTCGGCGGCGGAGGTGCCATCGGGCGAGCCGGGTCGCCCCGGCGCCACGTCGAGCGTGATGCGCCCCCGCCACGGCAGCTCCGGCTGGTCCTCGGCATCGCTCCACGGATCCGGCAGGCCGTTGCCGTCCATCTGGTCCATCAGGATGAAGGGGTAGACCAGCACGTCGAGCCCCTGCGCCACCATGCGCCGGATCGCCTGGATCACCGAGGCGTCGCAGGGCGTGCCGCCATAGACCGGGCGACCGTCAAGCTCGGGCACCGCCTGCGCCGTGCCCCGCGTGGCGCCACAGACCTGCCACGGCATGTTCTTCGACTCGTATTTTTTCTGCTCGACCTTCGGACGGATTTCGCAGGTTCCGCAGCGTAGGTCGCCGCCGAACCAGCTCACCACCAGCGAGACCGCGCCGCAGCCCGGCACTTCCTCGGTCAGCTGGTCGAGCGAGACATTGAAATCAGGGGCTTCGGAGGGGCTGTTGACGTTGGGAAGCCCCGAGCCGTTCTCGCTGTAGCTCATGTAGACAGGCTCGGTCGCCAGCGCGTATTCCCCGGTGCCCGGGATCATCGCCACGCCGCGAATGATGTGCGGCACGTCTTCGGGATCGTCCTGCACCGGGCGGGTGACCTCGAAGCTCAACTGAGGCACCCGGTTGCCGTAATTCTCGAGCGTCATGTCCTCGATCACCACATAGGCGGTGCCGCGATAGGCCGGCACCTGTCCGACCCCCTCGACCGCCTCGATCTTGGGGTCGGGCAACTGGTCCCTGCTGCCGGTATAGACCCGCATGTTCAGATCGCCCACCGGGATCTCGGCCCCATCGGCCCAGACCCGGTTGACGCTGGTGATCTCGCCCTCGCAGAGCGCCAGAGCAAGGCTCAGCGAATAGCTGTAGCTCTTCACCGTCTGGCTTGGACCGCCTCCGCCCTTGCCGCCGCCACCGACCTTGTCCTTGTCGACCCGCTCGCGAAACTCTGTGGCCCAGATCACCTGCCCGCCAAGACGCATCCGGCCATAGGCCTGCGGGATCGCCGCGCCCTCGCCGGCCCCGCTGAGGAAAAAACGGTCGATGCGCCCGGTCTCGACGGTCTCCGAGCCCTGTCCCATCAGCCGCTGGTCGAGCGCCCGCCCGAGGCTGGCACCGATGAACCGGCCCACCGCAGTCATCGACAAGCCAAGTACCGAGCCACCGATGGCTCCGCCCACGGCGGCGCCCACGGCGGAAAAGACGATTGTCGCCATCAGCTTGCTCCTTCCGGGAACGCAAAACGCGCCGCCAGCCGGCGGCGCCAGGGCCGGCTGAGCCGGCTTTCGACCACGCCGTGGCCGCTATAGGCATGAACAAAGCTCGCCGCCGCGCCAAGACCGGCCTGCAGCCCGAGATGCTTGGCCACCGAGCCATCGCGCATGCGAAACAGCAGCACGTCGCCCGGCGCCTCCTCCTCGAGCGGCTTGCGCGCCATGTGCCGCAGTGCGGCGGCCAGCAGCGCCTCCTCGCCCTGCGGCTCGGACCAGTCGCGGGTATAGGCGGGCACTGTCTCGGGCTCCGGGCCGATCACCTCGCGCCAGACCCCGCGCACAAGGCCGAGGCAATCGCACCCCGCCCCGCGCAGCGAGGCCTGATGTCGATAGGGCGTGCCGATCCAGCCCCGCGCTGCGCTCACGATCCGCGTGCTCATCGCCGGCTTCCCCCGCCCTTGGCCTTGGCCCGGGTCGGATGCACCAACATCCAGTCCTCCTCGGGAATGTCTGGAAAGCCCTGGAAGTTCAGGACGTTGTTGAATTTCAGCCGGCAGGTCTCGAAACGCTTGTCGCAGCCCGCCTCGAGCCGCAGCAGGTCGCCCGCCGCAAGCGTCGCCCCAAGCGGGTGCCAAAGCTCGATCCGCCGCCCCTCTTCGCTGAAACGGTCGCGCTTGATCGCCCCCGTCAGCCCCTGCGCCGCACCGCTTAGCACCACCAGCCGGCCGCGTTGGAACCAGCCCGCCTCGAAGCCGGTCAGCGCGCCGAAGAGCAGTTCGCGGTTGTCCTGCACCTGCACCGCCGCGCCCTCGTGAAAATACCCCGGCTCATCGAGATCGACACGGCAGCGCGCATCCCCCAGCACCGCCGTGCACGGCGCCTGATAGACGCGCCCCAGCGGCCGGTTCAGCGCCTCGGTCAGGCCGCGCAGCTCGGCGTGAAAGGCCCCGCCCGCGCGCCGGATCTCGCCGATCGAGCCGCGGAACAGCATCCGCCGCTGACTCACATCCTGCCAGTTGACCAGCCAGCACACCACCTCGGCCCCATCGAAGCGCCCGGCTTCGATATCCGCCTCCGACAGCGCATCATCGCGCAGCGCACCCATCGCCTCGGAATTGTCCACCGAGAGCCCCGTGGCCTGCTGCAGCGTCTTGGCGCTGAGGCCTGTATCGGCGCGATAGCTCTGCCCGTCGAACGCCAGATCGCGGTCGTGATCGGTGAACCCGAGCGCGACACCATCGGCCCGCGTGACCGCCCAGCAACGCGCCACGGTGCCAAGCCCGCCGGCCAGATGCGCATGTAGCTCCGCCGCCCCCATCAGACCCGCACCTCGACCACCGGAACGTCGGGCGCCTGCCCGGCCTGGAAGCTCGCGACGCTCACGTTGATGCGCTCGGTGTCGAAGCGCACCGGCACGTCGAACTCGTAGCCCGCGGTGATCTCGACACCCGAAAGCGGCGGGTCGGTGAAGGTGATCGTGCCCGTGGTCAGGTCGAGCGCGAAATGCACGCCCTCGCGCATCTCCACGTCCTGCACGGCGGCGATTACCGTGCCCGCCACCGGCTTGGTGATCGGGCGGGCATAGCTGGCCCCGCCGGAGCGATAGACCTTGACCAGCTGGAAGCTCCGCGTCGCCCCGTCGCCCCGCGCGATCACCTGGTCGCCGGGGCTCACCGTGCCCGAGGGCTTGCAGGAGCGATAATCGGCCCAATCCTTCCAGCGAAACCCGTAGAGCTGGCCGTGCCGCGCCTCGAAGAACGCCAGCAGCTGCTCGATATCGTCGAGCCCGCGCAGCCCCAGCCCTGCATCGTAGCGCCGGCGCGAATGCGCCCAGGGGCTATTGCGCTCCTCGAAGCCGCTGCTCAGTTCGACCACGTCCGTGCGCCGCTCGGGCCCGCCCAGCGCGCCAAAGCTCAGGTCGGCGGGAAATCTCACCTCGTGGAAACTCATGCTCTTCTCCTCAGATCCTCAGCGGTTGCGCAGGCCCTGGCCCAGCGCACGGCTCATCTGCGCCGCGATCTGCGACTGGCTGCGGCGGAAACCCTGCACGTCTGGCGTGGTGATGTTCATCACCACCATCGGCGGCTGGTGCGCGGCGCTGGCGCGCACGCCGAGCCGCCCGTCCGGCCCGCGCGAGAGCGGCATGATCGCCTCGGGGCCGGCCTCCCCCATGAGCCCGGTGCCGCCCCGCATCGGGAACGCCACCGGCCCGTTCACCACTCCTCCCGAGGCAAACGGCATCACCTTGCCCTGCGCGAAGGCGCCGCCTTGCGCGAAGGGCGAGACCCCACCGAACACCCCGGCCATGCTGCCGGCGA